ATGAAAAAAACAATTCTATCGTTGGGCATTGCCGCCTTAGCCACAGGGTGTGGTGGGGGAGAGGGAGAATCACAACCTAATGCTCAAGTAAAACCAACGCCAGCTCCAGTTCAACAAGCTCTTGAAACTGGTAATGCACTGCTCGTTTCTGACCCGAGCGAATTCATTCGTAAAAGTCGTCAGGTTGTAGAAGCTCACAAGATGCAGTCGAATACGATCAAATCTGCAATTGCGAAAAACCTTTCAGGTCTTTATTGGGATCCAACCCATGATGCCGCGATCTTGGCACCTCAGTATGGCTTCAACGACACCATCTTGATGACCAATAAGGCCATGGCAAGCGGTTACAAAGATCAAGCTCTGTCAATTGGCGTTGCCGGGGAAAGGTCTAATGGTCAACGTTACGCACTATTAGGTAGTAACCCATTTAGAACGGCACAACGTTTTCCCGACTCTTCCAACGCAGCGATGACGAAATGGTTAAGTAACCTGGTCACTTGGTTGTCGGGCGGAGTTACTTCAAACGTCGTCATCGCGCAAATGGATCAGTCTTATTACTTTCCGGATGAGCAAGCGACTCGGAATTGGCTGAAAGACAATGTTTCACAAGAGTTGGCGTTTAACGAGGCCAACCTATGCGATGGTTCGAAGCTACTTAGCTGCTTGCAAACCAATACTCCAAACTTATTGATCTTGTCACAGCATCTGCAATCTGGAGATACCAACAAACCAGTACTCGAAGCTTTGGAATACGCTGAGCAAGCCCAAATTCCTGTTCTATACCTGCATTGGGATGGAGGACTAACTGATCTTGGCCAAGACATTTTGGAAAAATTCCATGTTGATTATGTGGGAGATAACTATTGGCGTAAGTTAGGCTTGGTCGACTGGGAACCTTCATCGTTGATGAACGTTGTGCCGGACTCTGTCATCACACAACAAGCGCTGTTGTCTCGTTTTGAATCTCAAAATTTCAACGTTGACTTGTCAAAGTGTGATGACAAATCCTGCCCTGACACTGCGAATATGGACAGTCAATTTTATGCAGGGGCAAACAGCATTCGCCATTGGTTGCAAAAGCTTGATGAACAAAAAGTAGATTTGTTTAATCAAAACGGCTACCAATACGAAAAACTCATGGTATTGCTGGCTGATCATTATCGTCAAACGGTTGTCTTCCCGATGGACAAACAATCAACCCAAACGACCGAATTCCTAAAGTCGTACTTTGCCGATTACGTGCAATACAACAGCCGAAGCGTAAACCCAAAACAACCAAATATGGGGAACTTCAGCCGTAGTGAGTTTAGCCCTGACATAAAGAGAATCAGTGCAACGATTAATATGGAATCAAAGCGTAACTTCCGTTCGGCTGGTGTGTATGCGCTTCCTGGGGAAACCTTTACGGTTAAACGTAATGACAGCAATGATGTGGCGACTAAGATTGTCATCAACACTTTAAGAAGTGGTGCAACTCATGAGTTCAGCAAAGATGGATACACGCGACCAAAACTGCTGACTTCATTCGGCTATGAAGTAAAGCCGGGTGAAACCATCACGCTGACTTCTCCTTATGGTGGTCCAGTACAGGTTCACTTTGACAAAAATGATGTTCCGGTTGAACTGAAATTTAATCATGTGGCACAGCATCCAGTTTGGAGAAGTGAGAAGGACAACGACGCTTTTATTCAACAGTTAGAAGCCAATTTATTCGATTGGGCTGAGCTGATCACTCCTGGGTTTGAAGTACACTCAAAGCGCGACAAAATGTTGGAGTCGGTCAACGATGAAATGTGGTCTACCCCTTCGGAAATGGCGCTTGCAACAGAAGAATATGTTCACAACTACCCGCATGTGCTGGCAGGTTTCCAAGGGCCGGGCATAGATGAAGTGCCTGAAATTATTCAATACGCCCAAAACCAAGGTTGGGAAATCGCCAATATTGATATAGTGAAGCACATGAACGCTGACCAAGCGACGTGTGGTTATGGTTGTTCGGGTAACCCTTACGATGCTTACTGGTCATTCAGCCCACTCGGTCACGGTGATTTACATGAGCTTGGTCATGGTTTAGAAAAAGGTCGATTCCGATTTTCAGGCTGGGAAGGGCATTCAACGACCAATTACTACTCGTATTACAGTAAGTCTCGTTTCTTCCAGAATACGGGAAAAGTTTCAACTTGCCAAAGCTTGGATTTCAAAGGCCAGTTTGAATTATTGCAAGCTAGCCGAACTCAAGCGGATCCAAACGCATACATGGCTGCGCAAAATCAAACCAGTTGGAGTTGGGGCGCTCGTGTTTACATTCAAATGATGATGGCGGCGCAGCATGAAGGTGTGCTTAAAAATGGTTGGCATTTATTGGCGCGCTTGCACCTGATTGAACGTGAGTTTAACCGCTTAAAATCGGACGACGCGCTTTGGGATGAGAGACGATTGAGCATTGGTTTTGCCAACTACTCTCGGGAAGAAGCAAATAGCATCTCGAACAACGACTGGTTGCTTATTGCTCTGAGCTACATCTCTCAGCGAGATATGACTAGCTATCTCGATATGTGGGGGTTCTCGTTCACAGAAAAAGCGAAACAGCAGGTTGTGGCGCTGAATCTACCGCCGATGCCGCTCACTTACTTTGCAAGTAGTAATACAGGCTACTGTCTGAACGAATTTGCTCAAACACCGATAACTATTGATGGTCAAACGGTTTGGCCGCTGAATCAGTGATTAACTGGTAATTTGTATGAAAAGGGAGACTGAGTCTCCCTTTTTATTGGACTAAGCTTAGCGTTGAGTCTCGCTTATAGCTTTGCAATATATTACTTAAATGTTGACCAGATTGGTGCGTGATCTGAAGGCTTCTCGATACCACGAAGCTCATAGTCGATACCAGATTCAATACACTTTTCCGCTAGAGAAGGGGTTGCCAAAATGACATCAATTCGTAGGCCACGGTTATCATCAAAACCGCGAGAACGGTAGTCAAACCACGAAAATTGATCGTTCACCTCTGGGTATAGCTTACGGAAGGTGTCCACAAAGCCCCAGTCTAGTAAGGTTTTCAACCATTCGCGCTCTTCAGGTTGGAATGAACATTTACCTGTTTTTAGCCAACGTTTACGGTTTGGCTCGCCGATACCGATATCTGCATCAATAGGGCTGATGTTGATGTCACCCATAACAATCAATTGCTCGTCGTTATTGTGATGATCGTTTAGGTAGGTCATCAGATCTTTATAGAATTGGCGCTTGTATGGGAATTTGGTTTCGTGGCTGATGTTATCCCCTTGAGGGAAATAGCCGTTTAGCACAGTGACCTTTTCGCCGTTTTCATTTAAAAACGTTGCCATGATCATGCGCTTTTGATGTTCTTCGTTATCCGTCGGGAACCCTTTTTGTACGTGTAGAGGCTCTTGCTTACAAAGCATTGCTACGCCGTAATGTGCTTTTTGACCATGAAAATACACTTTGTAGCCCATGGCTTCGACAGCTTCAATCGGGAATGCTTCATCGTGAACTTTAATTTCCTGAAGACCAATCACATCAGGTTGGTGTTTGTCGATTAGCGCTTGGAGTTGGTGCAGTCGCGCACGTAGTCCATTGATGTTAAAGCTGATTACTTTCATATACTTTTAAACCTATTGTTATCCCTTGCAATGCCATGTAGCTAAAGGGTTTTTAAAAACTAATAAAATGTATGTTGATGGATAATGGCGAGGTTTGTTGAGCAATGCCGCCACTTTGTCGCCACTTTTATCGTTATACTTTAAGGCCGTTGATAGGGTTGAAATTGACTACCGACGAAAGGTGATCTGGCGAAAAATGGGCGTAAACCATCGTTTGTTCAATTTTGACATGGCCTAGTGCCGCTTTCAAATCGAGGATATTGCCGCCATTACGCATGAAAGCCGTGGCGAAAGTATGGCGCAAAACGTGAGTAGCTTGTCCCTTAGGTAATTCAGGTAACGCTTTATCAATCCACTTATGCGCGACACCATAACCACATGTGAATAATCGGCCACTCGATGTGGGGTTAAGCTCTGCAAACAACTCTTCAGAGATTGGGATAGTTCGGTTTCGCTTACCCTTGGTATTTACAAACGTTATCTTATTACCGAATACATGCTCACCTCGGAGTAGAACCGCTTCATTGATGCGAGCACCAGTGGCTAAGCAGATTTTATAAATCAAACGCAGTTCGTCATGTAGCCAGCTTTTCTTAATCGTTTCAAAGAGGCGGATAATCTGTTCTTCTCTCAAAAACGTTAATTCAGATTGATCCTTCTTGACTGGCTCGATGCCAGTCACGGGATTTGGGTTCCGCCACTCATTGAGTGCTATCAAGCGATTGAACATTGACTTCAACAGCGCAATATCACCATTGTTAGAGCTGATCGCCATTTCCCTGTTTTCACGGCCGCGACCTTTATTTACACGAGCAGCCCGGTAATGGGCGAGGTCATTAGAAGTCAGTAAAGACGCAATCGGATTATTTAGTTCTTTGGCAGTCAGCATCATGCGGTATCTTGAACGCTCACCAGATTTCAGGTTCTTACCGTGCAGCTGGTACCACAGCTCAATCACATCACTTAAACGGCGGTGATCAGGTTTGTCACCAAGCCAGGGCTTGTCGTTAACTTCACGCATGGTGAACTGTTCAAAGGAAACTGCTTCACCTTTAGTAGCAAAGCGTTTGCGAATTCGCTTACCCGCTCGGCCCTGTGGGTAGCACTCACAGAGCCAAGGCTTTTTGCTGGCGTCTTTAAGATTGCGAACTGTCATTTTCTTCAAACATCGATATATAGCTTCGTTTATTAAATCAAACCATCAGAAACAAGGTTCTTCGAACTTTCTTCAAGGCGGATAAGTTTGGCCTTACGAGCTTTGAACTTTTCTATTAAGCTCTCGTCTTCAATAAGCGCTTTGAAAGTGCTTACATAGTTATCTCTTTCATTTTTAGATATAACCTTGTTGAAGAAGTCGCAACCTGAAATTATTAATTTGTAAAAATTACCTTCGTTAATTTCTATATTGGAGCCGTCTAGTTTATTTAGGATGTCACCCAATAATCTTGCATTGCCATTCTCATCTCTGAATCCAGGGTCGTGAATAGCATCAGTTAGTTCTACTACGTATCTACTTTTTAATTTATCTAGTTCATCAATTAGGTGGTTTTGTGAATCGCTACCAACCATGTTTACTTCTTTGCCAAGGTTTTTTTCCGGGTTTATCTCGTTGACAGATATAAATCTACCCACACTAATTGTTGTTGCATACATGACATCGATAGCTGCTTGTTCTAGATCATATTCTTTACCTTCACCAACAATAGGGCTATACAGCGGAATGTAATAATGTTTTAGGTAGCTAGTTGCTTCTTTATCATCATCAAAAAAGCTCAGTACGAGAGAGAAGTTTCTTCTGAAAAATAAGTCAGTTAGACAACGAGAAAAAAAAGATTCCTGTTGTTCGCTATTAAAGTACCCCGCTACGAATTTATATGCGTAAAATTCTTGTAGTGAGCGGTGAAAGAACACATAGTTGTCGTAGCCATCTTCTTGAATGATGTTCGTCACATGAAAAACATCGTTAAAATAGTGCTCAGCTTTTATTTCGTCAAAGCCCCTCAACGCCAGTGCTTTGGCCATGTATTGCAACGCTATTTCTTTAGTAAAAGCGACATCGCCTTCTTTGAGTCCAAGATAGCAAAAAGCCTGAAACACCTTTTCTGATTCATCACAAGTGAGTTCGGTTTTGAATCCTCTGTCGACATTCGTCTTTAGCTCATCATGGCGGTGGAAGAGAGTAAGGTAAACTCGGTTGTAGAAGTCATTAAGTGAGGTGGGAATCGCATTTGAATGCGCAAAAACAATCTGAAGTAGTACGGCAAGAATCGGTGACTTAATAAATTCAAGCACATGTTTTTTCTTTCTAAGAGCTTGCTTTAAGTGAGTTGCTTGATTCTTTGAAGTACATACAACGTCTAAAATTGCATCAACTTGTTCTGTGCTAAGGTCTGCCATTCGAAATACATCAATGTTTTCTGCATTGCAGATACTTGTATTAGGTCGACTGGTCATTATCAATTCGCACTGGCACGAATTGTTAATTTGAGTAATTTGTTCGAATACTGCACCTATGTGCTCAGTCGGCACTTCATCAAAGGCATCTAGAAATAATACGACATCATTATTAGAAATAAACTCTAGAACGGTTTCCTCATCGAAGTTAAGTCCCCATTTCTTAAACTCATTAATTAGGTTTTGCTCAAGCGTGTCACGTTTGAAATACTTAAGCTCAAAAAAGAAGGGGAGGAATTTCCCTTCAGCCAGTTTATTTAAGAACAATTTGCGTAAAATTGTCGATTTACCTTGCCCTGCGCGCCCTACGATATTAATCGCACGTTGGTATGTGATCGTTACATTGTCATCAATTAAGTACGTAGCATTTGAGCTAGACTTGATGTTTAAAGGCACATAAATTTCATCGAATGCCACATCTTTCTCGGTGTAGCTAAGAGTTCGGACACGCTTGATTCTTTCACATGATCTCAAATAGTTTTGCTTTGACTTCTCTAAATCATTTGATTTCTTGATTTTAGATATAAAAGACGCTGAATATTTAACGCTATCGCCAAAGATTTTAGTCGCGAAGAGTTTTGTTAAGCTACCAGCCGCGATAGTTTCTATTCCAGTCATTGCTATTTTTGCCCTCTATTATTCTTTAAAGTCACCGTCACGCGCCAATTATCTAAATATCTTCCGGCACTTCACCCGTTTCCAACAGGTTTTCAAATTGGTGACGGTTTAAAATCATGACGCCTTGCTCCAAGGCTTTTTCGAGTTTCTTTGGACCCGCGTTGTAGCCATAGCAAAGAATGTCTAGGTGTCTCGTTACACTTTGTCGAACCATCATGTCCTTTGATTCAGCTAATGACATAAGATCTGCTTTGTCACCTTTGGCGAAACCAGTAAAGCAAACATCCATAGTGTCTGGACTGGATAGGCGATTTGGTTTTGGAACATCGAATTCAAAGCCACTTTGTTCTAGTTTCGCTTGAGCTTCTTTGAAAAAAGTTTCTGCTTCACTAAGAGAGTCGTGAATGTCGAGCACGTGATCTACACGCAGGGTTCGAGGAGAAGATGTGATAGCACACCAACCTTGCACGTGTGTTGGTTCATCTTCTGCGTTAACAATTAATTTAGCGTTAACCAATTGCTGAATAGACAGTACGTGACGTTGACTAAAATAAGTGCAAATTAAGTCACTGGTAATATCCATATTTATTTCCTAGCCAATTTTTATTAATTAATCTTTCTTCAAAGTCACAGCTACACGGCCAATTACTTTGATGTCTTCTTCTGCTACCTCAACAGTGCTGTTTCCAAATACAACTGCAAGTTTATTCGGCAACCGTTGAATATGGTTGATTGACATTCGACCGTTCATATCAATCAAGTAATCGCCACTCATCGCATCGTTCTGGGTTTTATCAACGATGAAGCGCCCGTCGTTAGTCTCGATCTCCATTGAGTTGTTTTTATCCAAATTCCAACTGTTAAAAATGCGAATTGCATAAGGAATTTTTCCAGTGTCGAGAAGTTGCCCGTTAGTCAGGCAAAAGCTTGATATAGATACAACATCGTTTTGAGCTTGTTGTAGCTGAGTGGATTGTTCACCAAGCATTCTAGACATGTAATCCAAAGAAGGTTTATCCACTTCAGCTCCACCTTGTGCAATGCGGTTTTTGTCGTCTTTTGACAAAGCGAGTTCTGCGACTGGTATTCCTAAGGCCAAATGAAGTCTAATTGTGAGCTCATGCGAAGTCCTTTCGTGCTTGCTCCATGTGCTGAATGTAGACTTAGGTATACGAAGTAAATCTGCAAGTTCTTGATGTGACTTGCAGTTTAGAACTTCCTTAAGCTTTTCTACGAACTCGTTACCCTTAAGGTATTCGTATGGAAGAATAGGTTTTTTAGCGTCCATATGACCCTTTTTTATGGTTATCGATCACAAATAAATTTAATTTGCGTCCATTTGAGTTTGCAATGAACTCAAATGCGATCAATAATTCCTGCGTACCCGATTAGTGCGAATAATCGTGAGTACAGTGAAATGTCGTTAAATCAACTAAGTAGGATACCACCATGTTGTCATACAACCCAGTATTACCCGTGCCATTTGTGACGTTTGAAGAATACTCACGCATCACTGGCCTAAAGCTTGAAACGATTCGAGACTACGTCCGTAAAGGCCGCATCATCATCCAAGAAAAAAGAGCCCCAAAAGAAAAGCCGCTGGTAAACCTCATTGCAATGAATGAGATAGCCGCCCGCGAAGCGCTTGCAAAGTTAGGATAAGTCATGCGCGTTTCCTCTCTGATTCCAACCAAAACTTACTGCCCGCTTTGGCTTCATTTATTCGCCTGGGCAGTCATTTGCATTCCAACGTTGCTATAAGGATTGTCAAACATGGACGCAAACATCGCCATGTGCAGATTACGTGAGGCCAAACAAAACGCGTTTGACGAGGCGTGCTGCGCATTTGCAACCAATCACAACATGGCAGGGTTAGCCAGAAAGATGGACATGGGCGAAACCATGCTGCGCAACAAGCTCAACCCAGAGCAGCCGCACAAGCTATACGCCATCGAGTTAGCCTGGTTGTGTTATCACTCCGGTGACTACTCAATCCATAACGTTCTTTATAGCAACTTAGGCACCGTGACCGTGGCGCTGCCACAGGAATCAGAACAGAAAAACTTCATAGAGCGCACGCTACTCAACAACGCGCTAAGCGGCGAGCTTTCTGGCGATGCAATGCAAATGTGCACCGCAGAGCGCCTGCCGCGTTCAACCAAAAACAAGACCTTAGCCAAAGCGCACGCTGCACTTGGCAACCTTGTTTTGATGATTTCCGATTTAGAGAACCGCACTACGGGCTTACAGCCACTCATGCAAATGGGCACAGATTTCCTAGCCAACGGTGCACCACTTCCGGGGTTAGCCTAAGGAGAACCAATGAGTCAGTTAGCTATTCAACAAGAACAATTGCAACAAGCACCAAACGCAAACGAGAGCATTGCCGCTTGCAAAGCGCTTTTCAACGGTTCTGCTACACGCAGTAAGTTAAAAGATTTGTGGGACGGTATGCCACCTCGTTTTCGCGGCATGGTATTGATTGCCGGAGATCTTAAAGCTTCGGAGCACGTCCGTGAGTTCGATAGCTTTAACGATTTGGAACTACACAAAATCCGCAACGGCATGCAACAAATTAAAGAAATCGCGACGTTATTTGATCGCAATGTCGGAGATGTTCGTCGCCTCAAGCACTACCAATTCAGTAACACCCATTAATCACCAAGCCAGCCTTTGCCCCCGTTGTATCCATTAAGGAAGGGGGCCTTTTTTTCGTCTAAGCGTAGGAGCATAGAGATGAATACCAATCAAAAGTTAACCGAAGCAAGAAACCTCATAGACCAAGTTATCAACCGTAATGTCGGCACTATTGGGCATGCGGATTTACCAGCGGAGGCATTGGCGCAAAAGCAAAAGCTATTTAGCGGCCTGAATACCAACCGTGAGGTGTTAGACATTGTGAACGCCATTAATGCGCTGGCGATAAGCAATTGCGATGTGATTGAAATTCACGCTGGGTATGTAGCTAGCGTCAATTGGTTTGAGGCAAGAGTTTTTGTTAAAGGCTGTAAGTACGACCACAGTGATCTGCCGTTATTTGACTCACGAGTTCGACTCGATGAAGAAGATGCAGACGTTCAGCTATTAGCAATCGAAAGCGAAATAACGGAACTTGTTATTGAGGCTCGTGAAGCTGCCGAAGCGAAAGCGCCGGAATCAAACTCAAACCAATGTGCTCATGGCACGATTCTCTATGGGGAATGTAAGCAGTGTTTTGAAGAAGAAAAGGCAGGTGAAGCATGAGCATCCTGACTATCTATCGTAAAGACCTAGAGTTTGGCCTTCGTAGCGAGGGCTTCACCTCACGCAAAATCGAGCAGTTTATTCGCGTATTTAATCCGGTGGAATCAAGCCAAGGCAACATGCTAGAGCTTGATTCTACTCGCGCTATGTTGGTGAACGTGAACGGCACTGAGCAAGGCTTGTGTCTGGAAGATTTCATCACCGCATGGTGGGTTTACTGGGTGGTGGTATTCAACCAATCCACAGACAACGCAACACACCATCAGGCCATTGGTGCAATCCGCGCTCTTTTCTTTATCTCTGCATGCACGAAAAGCACAAGCCAAAACACAACCATGCAAACGTGGTGGCGAGACTGCGAACCACTGCATGGCTACCCAACGTTGGAGGCAATTTGACATGGCATCACTCACTCAGTTACTTAATGAAATCGGTGACGAGAACGTAACGGTTCAAGCGCTTCACCAGTGTATGGACTCCGCCCAATACAACAAAGGGCGCACCACAATCAAATTCAAAACCGATGGGCTTGGTGCCACCGAACTAGCGGACGGCAAAAAGACCGCTCTTATCGTTTGGGTTGATGCAGCTCAATACAACAATGCACTGGCCAACGCCAAAGCAACGAAGAAACCGAGCGTTGTTGAATCACTACGTGACGCTATCCAACAGGCCGAAGAATTAGGTTTACTCAGAACTGAAGATGGCACGGTTATCACCGGAGCTATTGAAACAGACGATTGCATTATTTTGGTTAAGGAGTAAAGAGCAAATGGAATATGCAGCAATCATGCTTTGTCCAGATGGTGGCGTTGTTCGCCATGAAGACACGCAAGAAGTTGCCAATGTAATGGTTGGCGACTTCGACTCACTAGACCAAGCGATCGAACAGGCATGTGTTTCCCTTAGTTGTACTCACCTAACCAAAGGTGTGTTGAGCAAAGGAAACGGTAAGGGTGGTTTTATGTTGGTTACGACTCAGGAATTGGAGGCGGTATGAAGAAGTTAACGTCTTATGCAAAAAAATATATCCGAAAACAAATCAAAGAAGGGGATTTGCCTTCTATCACTGCTGTTAAACAACAAATTGCAGCAGTCAAGAAGGCAAAGCAGTAAATCTACTTCCTGAACATAGCTCTAACTGCTTCTATTTTTTGTTCATAGTCAGGATCATTTTCTGGATATAAATCATAGAACTCTTCTTCGGGAATTATGAATACGCAATCGAATCCATCAACTGAGTCAGAGTTTTTATTGATGCAAAGCAGCTCTAGCTCTTCGAGGAAGTTGGTTATTGATACGAATTCATTTAATCCGGTAGTAGTAATCGTTCTATATGGGCGAATAGGATTGAGATATTTCTTTGGTTCTATTGGCGGGAGGATAGCGATTGTCATTTCTTTACCGCCAACCGAATCTGAGTTGTCTTCGATGAAATCTTCAACTAGTCCATCAAAGTAGTTGAGATTAAATGAGTCGTTCAGAAGAGTAGTTTTCATATATTCCAGCCTTTGTAATTGTATTTTTTGAGATTAACACATTGAAATCGCTAACCGAACCCACTGAAATCGAACTATTAGACTTAGATAAGTTCGGTTTTGACCATGACTACAAACGTGCAGCTTCTCTGGCTTGTCAAAGTTGGGGAAGCATGCACGTTTTTCCGCAAGTGCCAAAAACACTAGCGGATGCTTGCTTTGGTGCAAGACGTTTTGATGAGTCGCAAGAACCTGACGACCTGAGCGTGCTCGAACGTAAACTGTTTGAAGCAAACCCAGATGATTTTGAGTGGACGAAAGGCAAAATCCAAGGTCTGCCAGATTACTTAACTAAGTACTTTGTGACTCGCTACATTTCTGTTTTCGAAAAGAAAGGTCGCAGAGAAGCAAACATCTTTTTGCGTGAACGAATGGGGCCAGCTGCTGATCGCGCCGTTATAGTTTTACGCAAATACAAAAAGCTACCAACAACCCAAAAGGTTTCTTTGCTCAGTGAAGAGTCAGATAACACTGACCAAAGCGACTTTACATCTGCACACCCAGAGATTGCTAAACCGCAACTTCGCTTTGATTTCGACAAGGCGGAGAAAAACCGCAAGCCAGTAAAAAGCCGTATCTTGGCAGAACTAGAACAAGACGAACTCAAAGAAATGGCGTTCAAGATTGGCAAAATCATGAATGCTCGTTTCCAAATTATCTCTTCTAAGTTGGCAAGTATTACCGAAGCTGAACTGGAAAAGGACAAAACGTTCTGCCCTATTGTTGAGGGTTATCATCAGCTAGCTGCTTTCACTTCCGAATTCGGCATTAAGCCACCATGTAAATACAAAAAGCAAAATGAGTTGTCTGCTCTGCAAGATATCTCTCGCATGATTAGCGAGAAGTGGTGGCTTGGTCGTTTGGTGAAGGCGCGAAAAATTATGCGTGAACACCTAGCGATTGCCATGGGGCAAGTATCTTCAAAAGCCTCTGCTTATGCGTCTTGGGATTGTGTTCGTGAGCACCAAGAGCAACAAAAGCGTAATTGGGAATACATCAAGCAGTGTGAACTTTTCGACGAAGAAACCGAAGAAAAAGCAGACCTGTCCGAAATGGTTCTGAAAAGCGTGTCTAACCCAGCCATTCGTCGTCATGAGTTGATGGTGCGTTGTCGCGGTTGTGAAAACATCGGCAATGAGCTTGGTTTACAAGGTTTGTTCCTAACGTTAACCACGCCATCTAAATACCACAACTCCTATAAGAAAGGCGGTTTCATTGAGCATTGGAACGGTGCTAGCCCACGAGAGGCGCAAGCATACTTAAACAATGCTTGGCAGCGTATTCGCGCCAAGTTAGGCCGTGAAGAAATTCGTTGGTTTGGTGTTCGCGTTGCTGAGCCTCATCACGATGGAACACCTCACTGGCATTTGCTGATCTGGGTAAAACCGGAAGAAGTGACGCAAGTGCGTGACATCTTTATTTCATACGCAACCCAAGAAGACCGTGCAGAACTGCACCCGCAATACGAAAAGGAAAAGCAAAAGCCATTTCGTAAGTGTGCTTATGTTGGTCCTATGGATTACCGCCCACGTTGTGACTTTGGCTATATCGACCCAGAGAAAGGCACAGCAACGGGCTACATCGCTAAATACATTTCTAAGAACATCGACGGCTTTGCTATGGACGATGAAGTTTCTGACGAAACAGGCAAATCAGTCAAAGACATGGCAAAGAACGTCAGCGCATGGAAAAGCCGCTGGGCGATTCGCCAGTTTCAATTTTTCGGTGGTGCGCCGGTGACGACTTACCGCGAGCTGCGCCGCTTCGCGAGTCAAAACAAAAAAGCCTTTATGGAATACGTGTTCATGCAAGAACGCGCTGACCTGTTAGATATGTACCACATGCTACAACGCCATGTCGTTGGCCCGGTCAAACCTGATCGCCTGCTAACCAACAAAGAGTTGGTGGAAGTGATCGGTAAAAACTACCAGGCACGAATCCAATCTGATGAAGCATGCATCGTAGATACGATGAAAGCGGCAGACCATGGCAATTGGCAAGGCTACATCATGGGGCAAGGTGGTCCATTCGTTAAGCGCGAAGATTTGCTGATCACAAACTCATATCAAGTTCTTCCTTTTGCGTCTCCTCACGGTGAGGACGTTCGCAAGATTGAGGGATTCCAAACACCGGAAGCGGTCGTTAAAACTCGCACTAAGGTTTGGACAATTCAAAAGAAATCAAAGGTAGAAGCAGAAGCTGAAGCGATCACCCAAGGGAGCGCAGCGACCGCAATTGGTGCCTCTGGCACCTCTCGGAGTTCTGTCAATAACTGTACGCAGCATCGCGAGGTACAGGTCAGCGATCAGCTAACCCGAATTTTAGACCCAGTGAATAGTCGGGCGAATAATCCGCCAAATATTGATGAAACTGCACTGGCCGCACTGCTAAAAGGCAGCTCAATTCGCATCGACGATGCAACCAGTATTCAAATCCGCCCTGCGGAGGTAGACGAACACGGCAATAAACGTCCGGCGCAACTGGTCGAAGTAAACCGTGCGCCTGCAGATGATCTGAAATGGATGGATTTCGAAGGTTGGGACAAGGTATTCGCCCAACCAGAACAGCAAGAGTATCAACAACCAGACCTGTCGTTCTTCCCAGATGGAGACGGCTGGCCGTTGGTTTAGGGGATTATATTTGCGAGGAGAGTTGACTCGAATCGGGTTTTAATTCGTCACATCTAGCTACGCATCGTTTAGCGGTAGCAATGCTTTCTGCAGCTTCTTCTTTACTGACATTGTCTTCTAAATCGTAGTCAGCTTCATTTCGTTTTGCGCGTTCTTGTCTCAGCATATACGAAAGGCCTTTCAGTTTGTTGAAAGGTAGACTTTCATCTAATTCGGCATCTGATTTTAAGTATTCGATTAACGATGCATGGTCCCCCAATCTAGGGTAACTTCTAGGTGGTTGATCTAAAATACTCAAAACTTTGTGATACATTGCGTAATAGCTTCGACTTATCGCACAACGATACTGGATTTCCGTAGAAGCGTTGCTAAAAATCGATTTACTCTCTTGCAGAAAGTCTTCCGGTTTAACTGACACCTAAACTCCTTACTTTGGGCATAAGTTCCTTTTGGATACTGAATCTAGCGACCAATGGAATGTCGTCTAACCCAGATTCAATAAGCTTCTCAGCTAGTTCCCAGTTTAAGTCTGCAACGTCTTCTGGAGCACTTTCTACAAAAAACACCATAGTCATTTCATTTTCTTCAAATGATTGATAAATACGACATTGATTGATGACTGTGTGGTTGTGTTCCTCTGTAACTTGCGCAGCAATCTCTGAAATAGAAGCGTATACATTTTCCTCTAGTCCATGTTTGGTAATGCCTTTGTGCATAAAGCTAGCTAAAGTCATCAGTGCTCCGTGAGTATCACCAAGTCGATCGTCAATTTGGCTCACTTCTATAGTATTTAGAAGGGTCATAATAAGTTCGTATGATGGTGCTTTAGTTAAAATAGCTGCAAATGCAGGGACATAACTAGGATTTGCAGCAAGCTCTTTGTTGCTCAATAGGATGTCGAGAGTTGTTCTCATATATCCATTAATACAGAGAGTTGAAATAGTATTCATGAAAACTGCAGAGCCAGCGCCATAATGATACGCTTTTAGAGCTGTTTCTTTTGCCTTTTCATTCTCATAATTTGCAGTATGGATTAGAGACTCGATTGTGTAAATCTGTTCATAATCCGGTAATTGCTGCGCTTTTTTCAAATAACGAGCTTTAGATACCTCATCAAGAGGAGTCTCACTCGCTATTGATTGCAACAACTGCTTCATTAGAGAGTTGTGTTCAGTCAGCGCGTTAGGAGAAGTCAAGCTATATACACCTTTATATAAGCACCCAAAACGGATGCAAGTTTCAACAGTACCGTATACACCATATATAGGATACTAAAGGAGCGTTACTATATATGAAGATGAAAATTCAAACAATGTGCGCATTGTCAAAACTTACTCAATATGCATCAACACTCACCAGTATTCGTCTGTTTTCTTATATACCACTGACTATTATAGCCAATACATACAGAGGCTTTTGATTCTTATTATTTCTCTGAAGCCAATTTGTTTCGAAACTTCCTGATAATCAATGAATATCATTTTTGTGATTTGTGTCAACTTTCTATGACCTTGCGCGATCAGGAACCTAAGTTAGCTTGGTCTGGTAAACAACGAATTTACGCAGTTAGGAAAAGCATTACAGCCTGTTTTAATGATGTGATTGCGTGATTTCTACGAACTCGAAGCAACAAAGGAATTTCTTAATGAGTGAATTATGTCTAAAAACTACTGTAGAAACCTGTATGGATATACAGTATATTTCACTGGTCATTGGTAAGGGTGTTGATATGTCGAATAAAAATCAAAACGATATCATGTTGTCTGCGTTAGAAATCGTCATTGATGGCGTAGCAAATAGTGAGGCGACAGAGAGAACTCGAGCAGCAGGTGCGTACATAGCAGGCTTAATACTGGCGGATGCGAAAGGGCAGTTGGACTCCAAAAAACAAAAAGCCATCTTGAGTATTATCGAGATGGCTTGCGAAACGGAGAGTACTGCTTTTATGTCGAATTGATTTACAACATAGATAGTTGGTGTTTGAGCTGTTGCCGTGCCTCTGGCGGCAACGCCTTACACAAGTTGAATGCCAGTTGGCTTGTCGTTTTTGCCGATGGGCTCAACGTATGGCTATAAGACAAATTCATCACAAACGTGTGCCCACATTCGGGGTCACTGCAACTGCAATACAAATCTGAATGACTGTTGGTTAGGCGGTTGGATTTTTGGATACGGCTTTTGCTTCCACACTCTGGGCACAACACTCTCATAGTAAACACCTAGCTTATTGACTGACCTAATAATCATACGCCAATAAGCTGTGTATTTGTACAGTCTAAAACGAAAGTTTACGCAGCATCTCCAACAGTCAAATCAAACTGCAAGTGAAGGTTCGGTGGAATCTCTGGGTCATTGTTTACTGCATCCATAAAACGCTTACATACCGGAATCACTTCATACTTATCGTACACATTGCTCACCTTGATTGGGTCGGGGATGGTGCCGCCCGTTTGGGAGAACATGCCACCCATACCGGTTGGGAAACGGTGGCCGACAAACACATCCTGAGCTGTGATGTTTTTGATTCGCTCAAACTCATCTTTTGTGGCGATATCACCAACCGGAATCAGTTGAATGCCTTTCTCTTTGCCGTTTGGAATGTTCACAAACATACTGCGAAAATTACCCACGCCCTTAGAGCTCTGGATTTTTTGGCGCAACGCTTCTTCGTCTTTTTCATCCAGGTTCGGGTCCGTTGCGTAGAAAATGAAACCCATGTGCGCACCGTTCAGGTAATAACGGCGGCGAAATAGTGTAGCATCGCGGTTTAACAAGCTGCTTTGAATGCTGCCCAAGTAATCGGGTAAACCATACACCTGTTGTTGTGGGTCATACTGAGGGATGAAAACCACATCCTTTGCTTTGAATACCTTTTGCTTGTTATTGCTAAGGAGCTGGACAAAATCGCCGTTTCTGCGCTTTCGCATGTGTACCATTGGCAATGGGTGTAAACCAATCACCTTTTTCCAGTGATTTCGAAGTTTAACAAACGCCGCCATCCCTAAACCGAAGTAATCCCACGTTGCGTTATTCATTAAGAACATGGACATCGCCCCACCTTGCGAGAAACGTCCGGCAACATAGTTTGCTCGTGCTTTGAGTAATGAGCCGTGATAGCCATTGGCATTGGCAATATCAGCCAAGCCTTTGAGTGAGATTGGTGTTTCCCAGTAGTCTTCCATATCGTTGTAGACCAACTCACAATAGCGGGTCATCCAACTGTTGGTATCAACAGGTTCGGGAGTCGGGTCGAAACTGTATACCGATTTTGCTTCGGTTGGCGTATCTGCCGTTTCGGTTTGAATCATTTGCTCTGTCATGCTGCTAATTGCCCTTGTTCTGCGGAGAATGACCAACGCGATTTGCGTTTAGTACTGTGGTCGAGAGGTTCGTTAATGAGTGCGTGAGACAATGCCCAGAAGTCATCGGCATGACCAACCAACTCGCTTCGGTCTGCTTTGAACGTCATCATGTTGCCGCTGTTGGTCGATGTGCGTTTGATTGCCATAAATGACATGGCGGTTTCTTTCATGTTTGCGTCAAACTGCAAACGGTTACCGTCAATCACATCAATCATCTTCATCACCAAGCGGTTTTTGTTTTCGTTGGAATAATGAATGGCCACGGTTTCGCGTGGGTGCTTGTTGTACAGTAGGTCGTAAACACCTGCACCAATGCCTGTGATATCAATCCCGAGGTAAGTCACATTGAAGCGTTTGAAGACTTTGCTGATCTCATTGGCTTGATGTTGGAAGCTCAAACCACGCCAATTGTGTTTTTCCAGTATGCGGAATTTCTCCACGGCAACGATTGGAGGAGCGACGACCATCAACACGGCATTGTCTCGGGTCCGTGATGGGTCATAACCTAGCCATACCTCTCGGCTACCAAATGGTCGCGCTTTCTTGACGTCGTAGTCTTGCCAAATAGAGGAATCCACCATGCACTTTTGAATCTTGTTGAATTCAAAGATGGAGCTGGCACCGTCAACGAAAATACACATGAAGAGGTTGTTGAAGTCGGTTTCACTGTACTCTTCGCGCAGTTCGTCAATATCAAACAAGTCACAACCACCTGCGGCGGCATCTTCAATGGTGACTACGTAACGCCATTGTTTATCGGGACATAAACGACCGCCCTTGCGGTAATCTTCGAATGTCGGGAACTCGATATTCTTGCGTGTGTCTTTACCCTCACGCCATTTGTCACCCGTCCAGAATGGATAAGCGGGGTGCATTTTGGTGGATGGTGTAGAGAAGTAGGTTTTGCGCCACTTCTTATGTGTCGCCATTGCCGATGCAACTTTGTTCAGCTCGTCAAACTTACCAATCCAAAAGTATTCATCGACATAAACGTGACCGTGGTAACTCTGCGCCGTTTTGCCGTTGGTAGAAAGGAAGTGAAGTTCAGCCCCGTTCGATAAGGTGATCGGGTTGCCTTGCAGTTCAAGGTTTAAGAACTCCTTGGCTAGCGAGATGATGTAACGACGAAATACCTCTGCTTGTGCGCGAGAAGCGGATAAGAAGATTTGGTTGTCACCAGTAAGGATGGCGTTTTCTAGCGCTTCACCACTGAAATAGTAAGTAGCACCAACTTGGCGAGATTTAAGAATGTTACGAATACGCTGATGCAGGTTGTTACGCATAACCACCTGGTATTTAAACAAAGAGTCATGCCAAAGCTTGAAACACTCTTCGGTGATCTCGCTGACATCATTCTTTCCTTTCTTCTTCGACTTACCAGAGCTGCTATTGCTGTTTGAATCGTCTTTAGCTTGTTTGACGTTGTTGCCTTTTTCAGACGGATTGGCGGCAGGTTTTGGTGTTTCAGAGGCGCGGAGTTTCTTAAGTTTGACGTGATGGTCAATCAGCCGATCGAGCATATCCAATTGCGGTTTGCTTGGGTTTTCAATCTCAAGCAAGGTTTGGATACGATTCGCGATAGCTTCATCAATCGTTTGTTCACGCAACATATCACGCCAACCAAACTTATCCGCCCAATAGTAGATGATGCGATCGTTATTGAGGTTCAGTTCGTCGGCGATTTCACGTGGCGTCCATGCCTTCAAATAGAGGGCGCGGGCGGCTTGTCTGATTTCGGGAGAATATGCCATAAGCGAATGATACGCCCCGAAAACACCTTGATTCGCCTACAAAAATTCCTTCCTTTTCCAGTTTTTCAAATATCCGAATTCACCCGAACACAAGTTGCTGAAAGCCTAAAAACTTGGGCGTATTGTTGCGGCATCTAAAGGCAATTTCGCATTAACCAGTAAGAGTGTTACCACATGCCAAAAACCAGTGATTGGGTAGTGGTTGCCACAGAAGGCAACACAGTAGACGGAAGAAAAATTGCCGCATCTTGGATTAAAGATATGGCGGAGCAGTATTCGAAAGAAGAATACACCGCTTTAATTTGGCCGGAACACTACCGCAGTGATTGGACGCAATACAAAGGCAAGAACTGGGGCATTGTTGAAGAGCTAAAAGCAGAAGAGAAAGACGGCAAACTTCGCCTGTTCGCCAAGCTGACACCTAACCAATTCTTGCTAGAAGCAAACAAGGAAGGTCAGAAGCTATTCACTTCTATCGAACCAAATCCCGACTACAAGGGTGAGGGGCGTTGTTATCTTGAAGGTCTAGCTGTGACTGACTCCCCAGCCTCTACAGGTACAACGCTACTCAAATTCTCACGCTCTAGTAATGGGCAAGAAACGACTTTGGAATCTGACGCATTAGAAGAGGTCGATTTTTCTCAGTGCTTAACACGTTTCGAGCGTTTCTACTCGTTTTGTAACCACATCTTTAGTTCTGAGCATGAGCCAGAACAATCAGTAACACCTCAACCAGAGGATGAAGAACCAATGAACAAAGAGCAGTTCGCCAAAGTGATGTCGGCAATTGAAGGCATCGGTAACAAGCAAAATGAACTTGAAGAGAAGTTCAACACGTTTGGTAAAAATACGCCCGAAGCGCCAGAAGATGACGAAAGCAACCTAAAGCCGGAAGGTTTAACACCGGAGCAGTTTTCGACACTAACTGAGCAACTTGAAGGCATTGCGACTAAGCAAGGTGAGTTGGAAGAGAAGTTCAACCAACTGAGCCAGGAAGTACCAGACCAACGTCCTGATCCTGCGCCTGCGGGTGACGATTACATGCCTGTTTAATCACAGGCGCTTGAAAAACTAACCAGGAGCATCGCGTAATGTCGCAGATTCTTACTCAATCAGCTCGCGAGAATATGGACCACTTCGCTCAGCAATTAGCGAAAAGCTATGGCGTTACTAGCGTCGAGCAGTTGTTCAACGTCTCGCCACAGCTAGAAACCAAACTCCGTGCAGCGATTTCCGAGTCTGCCGAGTTTCTAAAAATGATCACTGTTACCACCGTTGACCAAATCGAAGGTCAAGTGGTCGATGTGGGTGTGAGCGGTTTGTATACGGGGCGTAAGGCTGGCGGTCGCTTCCAAAAACGTATCGGTGTTGGCGGTCACAAGTTCAAACTAGCAGAAACCGACTCATGTGCAGCTATCACGTGGGCAATGCTATGTCAGTGGGCAAACCAAGGCGGTCGTGATCTATTTATGAAGCTGGTATCGCAGTTCTCTAACCAAATGTATGCGCTAGACATTATGCGTATTGGTTGGAACGGTGTGTCTGCCGAAGCAACAACTGACCCAGAAGCTAACCCACTAGGCCAAGATGTTAACGAAGGTTGGTATCACTTTGTGAAGACTCGCAAAGCAGCTCAAATCGTTGATGTTGATGTGTATTTCGATGCAAACGGCGATTACAAAACACTGGATGCGATGGCGTCTGACATTATCAACAACCAGATTCACCCAATGTATCGCAATGATCCTCGCTTAACGGTATTCGTTGGCTCTGGTTTGATTTCTGCTGCGCAATACAAACTGTATGACGCTGCTGATAAACCAAGTGAGCAAATCGCGGCGCAAAAAGTGGATAAAACGATAGCTGGTCGCCCAGCATACGTTCCACCATTTATGCCAGACAACGCAATGGTTGTGACGATTCCTGCAAACCTACAAGTGCTAACGCAGCACGGTACTGCGCAGCGTAAAGCGAAGCACGAAGAAGACCGTAAGCAGTATGAGAACTCATACTGGCGAATGGAAGGTTACGCAGTGGGGGTGTTGGAGGCGTTCGCTGCTTACAACCCAGAAAAAGTCCACATTGGTCCTAAACCTGCTGCATAGAAGGTAAAGCATGAACTTATCCCCTGCAATGCGCCATAAGTTGGCGATGGCTGAAAAGCAAAACACAGTGGCAATCGCTGCCACTGTGCCGAGCCCAGACAGTTTGCACTTGCGCTTAATCGAGTTTGAGCAAGACAAACTCAAGTTGAAAGACTTCGTTCAGATCTCGGAAAAGGTCAACTACAAACGTGACGTACTGATCCCGAAATACAAAGAAGTCGCAGAGAAGTACTTGGCGGCAGGGGAAAGTTATCAAAACCCAATTTTCACGGATTTGATTATTTGGTTGTTTGATACCAAAGACCTTGAAACCGCGATTGATTGGCTGTTCAAAGCCATCGAGTTGGACTTACCAACGCCGGAGAACTTCAAACGTTCGAGTTGGGCGGTGGTATGCGGTGACTTTGTCCTCGAATGGGCAGAAAGCCAACTACCTAATGGACACTCGATCGAGCCGTACTTCTCTCAAGTGTTCGAGAAAATCGACAAAGAGTGGAAGTTGCCAGAGAAGCTTGAAGCCAAATGGTACAAGTTTGCGGGTTACGGGTTGTTGCTTAATGAAAAAGGTGATCCACAACCAAGCCAAATCGGTGATTCAGAGCAATTAGAGAAGGCGAAAAAGCTGCTCGAAATTGCCCATGAAAAGCACGACAAAATTGGTGTTCAAACCAAAATCAAGCAAATCGAGATGCGACTTAACGCACTCGCAGAAGGCAAAAATTTATAGCGTTTGTCTATAGACAGACTCCTACGCCACCGCACCTCGGCTGGCGAGGTTGGAATAACCTGCGTGGTTCATTCTAAACCGTCGACCCAGTGGCTAGAGGTGCCCTAATTCAGAAAGAGCTAAGGAAACGTTATGAGTTTTGGCGGCAAAGTTAACAGCGCACCAAATACCACCATACCAGGTGAAGGTTGGGTGGATTTATCCACCGATGAGTTCCGCAAGCTGCGCCGCATTCCTCATACGTTCGATAACGATTCATTGGCTTATGCGGTGTCCATCGCCGCGCTAAACATCCAAGGTCGATTGGATAGCCTGATCGAAAACGGCGAAATACCGACATTCAGTGGTGCTAAAGCCCTGTTGTACAAGCGAGCGGTTTACGGTCGTGCACACGCCGAGTTGATTAAAGAGTTCGCCACGCAAGACCGACGCAAAGAAGGCGAAAGCGTGGCAACGGATGAACCGGAACAAGAGGCACGTTTTCTCGCACAAAGCACTCGTGATGTCCGCGAATTACTTGGGCTGAGTTCTAACGGGATTGAATCACTATGAGCGATACCACTTACAACAAAACCAAGCTTGAGCACCTAACGGATTACATCGTTAGCCACCTCAATTCAAGCGTACTTGATAACAAGATAGAAGCTTGGCAAGAGAGGGCTGTAATTGTTGTAGATGGTGAAGACCGAGGCAATGGCGGTCACATCGCCGCTTATTGGCGATATGAAGCAATCATCTCGATTGAAGAGTTCCCTCACCGCTTGTTAGACCCTCGAAACGTGTTCGCGTTGCTTGCGTGTTGGCTCGCTGACTATGACCAAGAAAGGGATATTCACGAACTGGATGATCCTGAAATCACAGTAGATGTGATTAACGAAGAAAGCGCTGATGTTCTGATCGAAATCGAAATGATGGAACCCATCGAAATGATTCCTGATGAGCAAGGTTTGATTACTTGGCGCAATCAAAGGTATCGAGTTCAAGCTGTACCAATTGATGTGGCTGAAGAGTACGAGCTGAGCAATGAGAATTGAAGTTGTCGGTGAAGATGCAATCAACGCTTCGAAAGCACTTGAAGCGCTGATGCTATCAAAGAAAAAACGCACTTGGATACTCAAAGACTTGGGGCGTTGGGAACGAAGAATGACGAGAAGTCGCCTTCGTCGCCAAAAAGACATCGATAACATCAAATTTGAGCAGCGGAAAAAAGGTGAAGGTGCGGTTCTTACTTCATTTCAAAACGGGATGGAGCCTTATGTTCTAAATGATTCGACCGTGCTTGATTTGACTTGGGACATCAAGAAAAAAGCGAGAAAAGCCAGTGTTCATCAACAAGGTATGACACAGACCGTTACCGCAAGAGAACACATCAAAGAACAGACTAAGCGCCGAGGTGAGCCTGATTACGGTGCGCCTTGCACGAAAAAGCAAGCAATTGCGCTAAGGCGTCTTGGTTATCGAGTGAGGCGTAAAGACGGTAAAGGGTGGAATAAACCGAGTGTTAGAAACCTTGAGAAGCGTCTTACGTTGGGGCAAGCAGGACTCATTATTCGAATGATGAGAACGGGTAAGAGTAAAGGTAAGCAGTCTTGGAAGGTGAAAACTCCTCAGCGTCAAATGTTGGGAACTAAAGCCGTCAAAGTGCGAGAAAAGCTTATCAAAAACATCGAAAAAGCGCGTGTGAAGAAATAACCACGACAGAGGACATAACCAATGGCAACCGGAAAGGTAGAGGTTAACAACCTCAATTTAGGACAAGGCGGCATCCCAGATATTGAACGCCATGTGCTTTTCATCGGGCGCACTGATAAAGCCGAACTGCAAGGCAAAGTGACCCGCATCAATAACATGACCAACCTTGACGAAGTCGTTGCGGACGATGCACTTGGTCAAAACGTGAAAGCGGCGCAGCTCAACGGTAAGCAAAACTGGACAGGTGCGATTGTTGGCTTAGCGGCTGACGATACTTGGCAAGATGCCGTGGACTTAGCAAACCTGACCGACTCGTTCGAAGGTATTGCCATCTGTGACCCAGTTACGGATAAAACTCAGTTCACTGATATGCAATCCAAAGCCACAGAGCTGACAAGCAAACTAGGTCGTTGGGTGTTCTTCCTTGCTGCGTGTCCGGGCATTGTTGCAGAAGGTGACGGTGCACAAACGTGGGCAGAGTATGAAACCACCATGATCACCTTGGTGAAAGATGTTGCTGCAAACTTGGTGACTCCGGTTCCTCAACTCAACGGTAACAACGTTGGTGTGCTTGCTGGTCGACTTTGTGACCGCAGTGTAACGGTTGCTGATAGCCCAATGCGTGTAGCGACTGGCAGTGTGCTTGATTTAGGTGACATGCCAACGGACAGCGCAGGCAAAGCCCTAGAAATGAGCACCATTGGCACGTTAGCCGAAGCGCGTTACTCACTGCCGCAATGGTATGCCGATCTAGAAGGTGTTTATTGGACAGACGCCACCACGCTAGAAGCGAAAGGCGGCGATTATCAATACCTTGAATACGTTCGCCCAGTTCACAAACTCAACCGTCGTGTGCGCATTAAGGCGATTCGTCGTATCGCTGACCGAATCCTTAACTCGACGCCAGCAAGTATTGAGTTAAACCGCACCTATTTCCGCACGGACATGCGTGAAATGTCCAAAGGTACAGAGATCGCGGGTATCACCTTCCCTGGTGAAATCATGAAGCCACGAGACGAAGACGTCACCATCCAGTGGATGACCAAAACCAAAGTGGTGATCGGTTTGATGGTTCGCCCTCACAACTGCCCGAAACACATTGTCGTCAACATCGCGTTAGACCTAAGCAACGCAGCAGATACGGAGGCGTAATCCATGAGCATGCGTATTTCTGGCAAGAACATGCATTTCTCTTTGGGTGATTACAAGCTCAAAGCAAACAAGGTGACGTTGTCCATCACGGACAACTCAGCGGTAAACAAAACGGGCGGTGTGCCTGATGGCTATGTCGATGGGGATGTAGAAGCCAGTGGCGAAATGGAGCTGACAACGCAGCAGTTCAACCAGTTGAGCAAAGCAGCAAGACAAGCCGGTTCTTGGCGCGGTCTTCCTGCCTTTGATGCTCTGTTCTACGGAAAAATTGATAAAGACGAATTGAAGGTGGAAGCGTTCGGCTGTCGCATCAAGATTTCTGACCTGCTTGATATCGACACCAACGGTGGCAGCGCATTGCTTCACAAACTGCCTTTTGACGTGACCAGTCCTGATTTTGTCAACATCAACGGTACTCCTTACCTACGAGAAGACGAAACCGAAGACCTAACGAACTAAGCAGGGGGAACGATGGCAGATGTTATCGACCATGCCTGCGGTGTTGAAGCCAAATTCACTGAAATGGCGCTTGCCAACCAATTGGCAGGGGCGAAGCGAATTGAACAACGGGAAAGCGCACATGAATGCGGCGAATGTGGCGACCCAATCCCAGAAGAACGCCGCCAAAAAGTACCAGGTTGCAAGTACTGCACCCAGTGTCAAAGCGAATTGGAGCGAATGAAACGATGAACTTAGCGAAGCTCTTTATTGAGCACATCATCAAACCAGTCCTTGACCATCTGGATATGGCATCCGGTGGTAAAGGCAAACTCAACACTCAAGCAGCAATCAATCTGATCTTGATGATTATTGCTCATGAGTCTGGAAAGTTTACTTACTCAAAACAAGTCCGTGGTCCAGCGTTAGGTTTCACCCAAATGGAGCCAGCAACGTTCAATTGGCTTATTGAGTGGCTCGGAAAAGGTCGACCGCATTTGCTCGATGCATTGGAGATGTTTGCACCAATTGACGGCTTAGATGCGCGTTACATGGTGATCTCACCTCAGTTTGCGGTAGCGGCGGCGCGGCTTAACTTGATTCGATTCCCAGAAGTGCTACCCGATGCCGATGACCTAGAAGGTTTAGCGCGGTACGCGAAGAAGTACTGGAACACAAGTGCAGGTAAAGCAACGGAACAAGATTACCTGTTGGCATATCAATCCTTGATCGGAGAAGCAGCATGAATTTCCTTGTTGGCATTGTGGGCAAAACCCTACTCGAAGTGTTGAAAGGCCTCGTCTTTCAAATCAGTTGGACAATCATCCTTGAACGCTTCGCAACTCGACTTGTGGTGTGGGGCTTGGAAACCTTGAAAGGTCTAAGCACGAACGATGTTCTTCAAGACACGGTTGACGACATTATCGCGGCGCTACAAGGCAAGCGCTTGAAAGAAGTCCCTCAGAAGGAATAGCAATGGATTCATCATGGGTATCGGCGATTGTGGCAACCGTTGCATTGTTTATCGCCATCATCAATGTGGTTTTCGGCAGAACGGATAAAGGGCAAAGCACCTCACAAGACCATGACCGTCGTATCCATGCCAATGAGCTAGCCACTGAGCGACTGCGTGGCGATGTCGCAGAAAAGTACGCCACAAAGCACGAACTACGCGAAGCCGTAGACGACATTAAAGAATCTATGGACGGTCGATTCGACCGCCTAGAAGCCAAGTTAGATAAGAAAGAGCGAGAAGCAGCATGAAAACAATCGTTTTAACCATCGGTGATGATCTAGAACTTCACTTTGCACCAACAGAAGCGGAATACAGCGACTACATGAGTGAAGTTGCTAAAGGCGAAATCGTTAACTCTGCTCACAACTTCCTGATGAATACGGTAACGGACGAAAGCAAAGACGACTTCCGTGACCTAACCAAAGGTAACCCAGGCGCAGCACTTCAAATCGTTGGGGAAGTTCTGAAGGAATACACGCCGAAGCTGCAAATTAAAGTAAAAAAATAGACGCCCTTGTTCGGGCTATGGATTCCAACGAGCTCGAACAAATGCTTGCTTGGCGACGCAAGTGGTTGCCAAGCGAGACAGACAGCGAAGAGAACCTAGCAAGGGCGATTTGGTTAGAACAGCAGTATTGGAAAAACATGCAAGTCGCCACAGCAAATGGCGTAGCAAGAGCATTTAGCGGTTAGCTTTATTGGGCAAAAGGAAACATCAATGTTACCAGAAGCACTCAGATTCACAGTTGGACTTGTTGACCAGATTTCTAAACCTCTGGGCAACATTCAACGCAACTTGACCGATGTGGCTAACACGTATCGTGATGGCACTCATACCATGGTTGCAGGTGCGGCAGGGGTAGCAGGTGCAGGTTTTGCCCTACAAAGTGCATTGATGCCAGCCATTGAAATGGACCGCGCACTCGGTGAGGTGAAATCACTCGGTGTGGCTGATGAGCAGCTAAAAATGCTCTCAACTACTGCGATGGAATTTGCAACCGAATATGGCAAGTCAGCAGTCGAGTTCGTTTCGGCTTCCTATGATATTCAGTCTGCGATCGCAGGATTAGCTGGCAATGAACTATCTGAGTTTACCAAAGCGTCTGGTGTGCTTGCAGCAGCGACTAAAGCCGACACCGCAACGATTACCAACTACGTTGGAACCATGTACGGCATTTTCCAAAATACTGCCAATCAAATGGGTAAGGCTGACTGGGTAAATATGCTCGGTGGGCAAACCGCTAAAGCCGTTCAAATGTTTAAGACAACAGGTGACCAAATGTCTGCCGCCTTTACCTCAGTAGGTGCGGCGGCAACTTCGGTTGGTGTTGGTATGACTGAACAAATGGCGATTCTAGGTGCGCTTCAATCCACAATGAGTGGCAGTGAGGCGGGTACTAAATATCGGGCTTTCTTAGCCGGTGCTGCAAAAGCGCAAGATACGCTGAATATGTCTTTTACTGACTCGCAAGGACAGCTACTTCCTATCGTCGATATCTTGGAGCAAATCAAAGGAAGATATGGTGACACGGTATCTGTTGCGGAAGCCGCAGAGCTGAGTAAAGCCTTTGGGACGCAAGAAGCCACGGCAATGATTCAATTGCTGATCCAAAACACGGATGGTCTAGCGACTTCTATCGACGGACTAGGTCAGGTGAAAGGACTTGATGTCGCTGAGCAAATGGCGGGAGCAATGACAGACCAATGGGAACGACTTGAGCAAGGTTTATTCTCTGTTCGTGCTGCCTTTGGTGCTGCGCTGCTACCTGCATTACTTCCCATCGTTGGCGCTTTAGCTGATGGTGCTTCCGTTGTGATTGAGTGGACTCAATTGTTCCCGAATATCACCAAGATGATCGGTTACGCAGGATTGATGCTGCTTAGCTTTGTAGCTATCAATGGTTTGGTGACTATGGCTGTAGGCATAGCAAGGCAGGCGATGGCATCTTACGCGATAGTCACTAAAGGTTACGGTTTGGCGGTCGCGGGTGTGAACAGTATTTTGAAAGCGTTCAAAGTGGCAATGTTGGCAGCAAACATCGCAATGATGGCGAACCCAATCGGTTTAGTGGTTGGTGCCGTTGTCGCAGCCATCGCCGCAGTGGGCGCCTTGATTTACTACTGGGATGATCTAAAAGCATCGTTCGGCGACACAACATGGTTCCAAATCATCGAAAGTGCGCTTGCTCTTATCATGCTGCCATTCCAAACCCTATTCCAGTTCCTGAAAGCTGGTTGGCAATGGGTAATGAGCGGTTTTACCGACACGAGCGGTTTTGCCTTCATCGGTGACATGGCGAACTCAATGAAAGACATGTTTGCAGGTGTGTTCAATTGGATTACTGAAAGCCTTGCGGGTATTTGGGAGTCGGTAAAAGGGCTTGTTGATTGGATACCGGGTCTTGGCAGTGACGAAGACCTACAAGTGAAATCATCATCAATGAATAACGCTTCGCCACGTCTTCAAGTTCAACCAGGTGGCGCGGCGAAGAACATCGCCAATTACCAGACGAGCTCAACCAATTACGGCGGTGTGTCGATTTATCCAACTTACATGAGTAGCCCACAAGACATGGCGACTGAATTAGAGATGGCGGCAGGTTAA